AGCACACCAGACTTCAGGTTGTCTACCTCAATATTAGACAGCGTATTATTATCAGCATCAATAGTTTTGTTTGTAAGAGTTTTAGTTGTAGCAGCAAGATACGTATCAAAGGTATCTACTGTGGTCTGGCGCATTGTACCAGCATCGTTGGTAACAAGACCATCACCACCAGCGACTGCTGTAGTGCCAGCAGACGTGCCACCATCCATAAGATTAAGTTCTGCTGCAGTGGCGGTTACGTTTGTGCCACCAATATCTAGCGTTGTCATTGAGACTTCGCCAGCTACTGTGGCAATACCATTAGCAACAGTAATCAGGTCTGTGTCATCTGTGTGACCAATCGTTGACCCGTTAATTACAACATCATCAATATCAAGTGAACCACCAGTAATAAGACCAGTAGTGGTTATGGTTGATGAACCAGTATCAATAGTGCCAAAGCCAGATGTAATAGAACCAGAATTAAGTGCGCCAACTGTTGTGGCAGCAGTTGTGACAAGATTAGGCATTGCCGTAATTTCGTCATCAAAATAGGCAGCTAAGTCTGTGACCGCCACCTGTTTCATAGTTCCTGCATCGTTGAAGACAACACGGTCAGCGTCTACTACAGTAGTAGCACTGGCAGACGTATCACCATCCATGATGTTTATTTCGGCTGTGGTGACTGTTGCACCGTCGAGTATTTCAAGTTCTGCTTCAGAGATATCCGCACCACCAATTGTCAGTGTGCCCGATATGTCTACGTTACCGTTGATATCTACAGTGGTGGCAGCAATCTGGATTTCCGTGTCAGCTATAAGGTCAAGCTGCCCATCTGCGCTTGAGTGGATATAGATAGCCGTATCCCGAAACTGCAGCTTCTCTGTGCTGGCTACAAGGATGTCATCAGAAAACTCAAAGTAATCTTCGTCTTCCATCCATTTGAGTACACCGTCGTTTGACTCCCCGTCAAATGTGACTGTAATGTCTGTGCCAGCCGTAGCTGCACCAAATGTAAGTGTGTTGCCAAGCAGCTTGGTGATTGGGCCACCCTCTGCATCAGTGCCATCGTGTGTATGTCCAGTGCTTGCAGCAAATGCAGCCAGTAACTGATTGAACTCGTTGTTACTGTCGGACGCTTGAATAATGTCTCCGTCAGCATACGATGACTGTCGTGTGTAAGATGCGCCCATTTAACGTCTCGCTCCTAGTTGGTACTCTAGCTGAAAACCTTTTAGTGAGTAAGCGGGGGTAGAACCGCCGTCGTTTACTCGTAGGGCTACAGCAAATCCTGATCCCTCTACAGGTTGTCTAATCAGTGGTTGTGAAGGTCCGCCGTATGTTGGCGTACCGTAAGTGGATGTCCCGTAAATACCTGCAATGCTAGTAGAGTCAAGAGGGTATGCTGCAGGTCGGGCTGATGCTGATGATTCGTAGTCGTAACGAACAAACATGTCTGCATCGATGGTAGATTCAGGCTTAAAGTTTACAATAACACGCTGCATGTGTTTTCGTATGCCGGGATCATTCATTGTAAGATCAGGACTACGGTACTTGCCTAAGATAGCTGTTCCGTTGAACGTGGTACCCTCTTCTTGGCGATATACGTACCCGTCAAATCCGCCGTGCAAAACAAGAATGTCTCCAGCATCAATTAGGGTGTCTGTACAAGACGGCTTGATTCCCTTAATTGTAGAAAACTCGTACCCTTTGCCTCCACCCTGCTGGTTTTTAAGAACACAGATTAGTCCTTCTGTTCTGCTTTCCAAGCTACCTGTCTTACTAAAAAACAAACGGTACTGTGTCTTTTCTGGTATGACGACAGAATCAAATACTGTAGCGTCGGATATGTTTTCATCAAAAAGGGACTGTACGTTTGAACTTATAGTGCCCAACTCCACGTCACCAATGTTTGCTGTACCCGCAACTGTCCGCAACCCGTCGGGACCAAGAAACAAAAGATCACCGGCAAATTCTTGAATAGTCTTACCATTGATACATCCAATGTCTCTGGTCACAGGCTGGACAGCAAAATCGCTTAATGAACTGCCCGTAAGTTTAAATATCCTGTTTTCACAAAATATAAACAAACCGTCACGAAACACTTTGAGGCCAACGATTGTATCATCAACTTTGATGCTGCCCGCACCCTGCGCTGAACTAAATCCATCCTCGTTAAACGGCTCACTAAATATTAACTCTTGTGGTCCAGAGTTGCCGGTAAGTGGCATACCAGCATAAAACATGTGTTCACGGTACGAAGCTACAATAGATGCACCAAGAACAGAACTGGTGCTTACGTCTGTTGCAGACAATGCAGAGTTAAACACCGTTGGGGCGTTTACTCCGTCAACAACTACAATCTTACTGTTGCCATCAAAATTAAACCGTTCAAACGAATACTTGCCAGCGTTAGTGCGTCCGGTGTCTCGTTCTGTCCACGATTCTGAAACCACTGTTCTAGTAGTGTCCGAAGTAGCAGCGTGGGCTGCTGCACTGGTTCCACCAGTAGCGCGAGTAACCCCCGTAAACGTAGTTGATGTTACCCCAGTGTAAGTAAACAACTCGTTGTTTATTTGAAGGGTACCACTAGAACTAAACCCAGTGGTTGATATTACTGTAATAGTTCCTGAACCCGTCATTGCTGTGTTAGCAGCAATCGCACTAGATGCACCCCTACCAAGAGACGTAGACGCACTGCTAAAAATCTTTTCGCCCCGTGCAGCAAGTACTTTATCTTCAAAACTTGTTACCATCAACACCTTTTCGTCAGCGGATGATGTTTGAGGTACTATATGTCGTACGTGACGTTGGAATCCTTGAATACGTTTGTATCCGCCTTCTATGTCGGGTTCAAAGTTTTCTAGCTGCAGGGCTTGTCCCGGCTGCATAATAAATGTGGAACGGTTGGCAACTAAGCCCCCCTCACAGATAAACGGAAATGCAGCGGTTTCACTAAGGTCAGCCACTCTATACAGCCCTCATGTAGTTCTTCCGATTAAGCAACTCAATACGCATACGTTTAATTCCATCCTCGTATTCCTTTAAGGAGAACTGTGCAGCTTGTACGTCGGAACGAAACATGTGCGTGTAATATTTTGCGCGGGCATTTATCACTGTCTCAAATCGCGCAGGAATAATTGATGTATCAGTTGCCGCAGATAGATCAGTATTATCGACGTAGTAATCAAACTCTAAGGTTCGATTGCTTGTGTCTGGAATGGGAGTTAGACCAATTTCATTATTGTAGGTGGTGTATACGTATTCTGGATCAGCAAACCTGTCTGTGTCAGGGCGAGTATCACGCTCACGAAACGCATCGTTGTACTCTTCATAGGATAAATACTTGAGGGGAATAGGCAAAACATCTTCACTTAGTTCTACCAATTTAACAAACGCTGCATTGCCCGCTGCTTCAGTAAAGCTTACGTAGTGCGTAGTAGCTGTAGCAGTAAACGTAGTTTCGGTAAGAGCCACTTCGTTGCCACTGGCAATAGTGATCGTAGCAGATTTAGTTTGTGATCCACCTGAACTGGTTCCTATCTCAAGAGTGAGTGTGGCACCACTGGTTTGCGTAACTACAATGTAAGACCGGCCCACAATAAGGTCGGTTACTTCTTGGGATGCTTCTGCGTTAGTAAGCAGCAAAGTGTTGCCAAACTTAGAACTAGCTACAGGAGTACCGGATACAGCAGTCCAATTAGTAATGCTTGCAGCCCCTGCAATCTCAAAGTCTCCGTTGGCAATATAGTTTTTTGGACGAAGAAACATTGTGTCGTAGTCAACGTATTTAAGATTTGACGCTATACTCTCATGGCTGTACAAAGACTTACCTGCAATCACGTCAACAGAACCAGCAGCACGAGTAAACGGCCAATTTAGTTCAGAGTTGATAAGATCAGTAATCGAACGATTAACATAGTCTTTTACCGTAGTCTGTACACCACGAGAGTTTGTAAAGTTGGAACTGGTTAGTTCAACTTCGTTAAAGTCGCGGAGTACGTTGTTGACTAAAGTAAGGTATGTGCTTGCCATATTAGTACCCGTTAAGTTTCGCTATCCAAATCTTCAAGTGCTTCAAGTTTGTCTTGAGCGTCTGCCCAACTAGCGACTGCCTTGTCCATTTCCTCAAGCAACTGCGGATGTTCACCGATAGCCGCCGGGTTATTTGTGTAGTTTGCGTATACAAATAGCGCATCTTTTTTCTGTGCCTCGTACTTGTGCTTTAGGGCTTCGTAGGCAAGTCGTTTCATTTCAGTCTCCCTGTACAACATTATACACCTATTTATTTAAATTAGCAAGGATTATTTTCTTGACTTTTCGATTGCTGTGAATGTTTCTCGCAGGGTAGGAGGCTTTTCGTGCTTGGGATCGTACTTGCATTGTATCTCTCGTGGGAAGTATTCCCCCATGTCATTCCAAACACTATCCACCGTATTGTTAGGACCATGATATATACATAGCCTTTCTCCGTCTATGTTGCTGCATCCCTTCAGTCTGCACGTTACATATTCAGGCCATGTTTCTGCATTGGCTAACGTGCCTCTAAGAAATGATATAAACCCGTAAAGTATTCCTGCAGCGAACAGTCCCATCATTATCCACGCTACAATCTCTACAAACTTACGGCGGCGTTGTCTTTGTTTGTACAGAGTTTCTTGGCGTTGCTTGCGAATGGACCCCTCCATCTTGACCAACTCATCCCACTTGGACCTTCCAAGCGTCATGCCAATCCACTGTTGTAGTTCGTAGCGTTGCTGCTGTGCTTTTTGTTTAGCAGCAAATGTTTCTATGGCTTCTTGTTCTACGGACTTACCAGCAAACAGTTTCTTAAATATGGGTGGGTTCTTGGCTTCTTTTTCTAGCATGTCCAAGTCGGACATTGCACCCATCCAGCGGGACAGGTCAGAGGCCATTGCCTCAATGTCACGTCCTACTTGAAAGCCTTTTTTGATTGCACCGAATGCAGCCGATGCGGTAGCCATCGCGCTAATGGGGTCCATCAGTATACCTTTACGTTACCGTCTGTTATGAATTTTGGCACACAGTATGCCGTCAGGAGGTTGCCTTGTTTGTGTAGGGTTTGTGCGTACCAGACGCATTCGTTGAGGTCTTTGAAGTGCATGTCGTTGCTGACTAGCTTTTTGTCATCCCCTACGCCCACAAAAACAAACAGGAGAAAAACGTGTAGCACTATGCTTTTAATTCTTCATCACGAAAACGTTTCATAATTTTAGACCCATCGGGACTCATACGAAGCATTTTATAATTTATATTTTCATCCGGTTTAATTACTCTACCAGATTGATTTGAAATTCTGGTACCACCTGATACATTATCTCGTTGTGCAGCACGAGCAGCCTCCGCGCCATCATCTGCAACTTCAGCACTACGGGCAGGTTTACGGGAAGCGTTAGCGTAATTTTTAGAAACTGTTCCTCGTTTTTGTTTGTAATCAATATCCGCCATTAAAATTCTCCTGACTTCTTTGCATCAGACAACTTCTTGGCCCGCGACTTTACCTGACGTGCCCAGCGGGAGTCCATCATCTCAATGCTGGCAGCATCAAAGTTGTTCTCGTGTATTGCATTCCACATCTTCTTGAATTTGCACAGACGAGGCACACCCATGTTGAATGCCATGTCCATCAAGATAAGCTGGCGTACAGCATCTAGGTCTTTGACACAGGGATGCACTTGACACAACTCGTTCTCTACAATCTTGATGTCGTTCATGGCAAGGTAACGTGCGTCTGCCTCACTAATACCGTTGGTGTACACGATAGCCATGTTAGGGATGTCCATGTACTCCAGTTCTTCTGGACTGATACCTCTGTCTTTGAGGTTGCGACCTATACCGATAGTCTCTATACCCAAACTGTCTTCGTACACGGTAAGCACCATGCCCTCGTGTTCGATTAGTTTGTCCAAGAAGTGTGATGCGTTGTACTTCATTGCTATATCATCCCTTTTCGTGACCCAGCCATACCGCAAATGCACCAGTCATGGCCCCCGTGACTACACTTACTAGACCTGCTTGTGCGTTTGTCGGATCGGGCAGAGTCATAAACCACTCCACTACTCTCCACGCTGATACAGACATCATTAACATCATCAAGCGGGGTAGTATCTTCCACTTGAGAAACCGTTCCATTGTGACTTCGGCCATGCTGCATTCCTTACTTGCACAAGTCTTCGTATTTAGTTGAGTGCAGTCTGTGCCGCGACAAGTCTCCTACGTAGTCAGGAGTGATCATGTGTTTAAATACGGCGTTTAAAATTTTTTTTATCAAGGTCATTTTTTTCCAAAGAATTTTGTTGCGCTGCGAACTCCAAAGCTTGCAGCAACAATAACGCCCAAGCTGTACTGGTACCATTCAGGCATTTGCTCCAGTTGTTGAAATCCATGTGATACGACATCTTCCATTCCGGGTATAAAGGCTAGTATTAGTGGTACAGAAAACAAGATGACTAGCCATTCATCTTTCCACGAGTTTTGGGCACCCTTAATTGCTTCTAAGTCCCAGTCAATCTCACCCGTTGCCTTTTTTTCCATAATAGTCGCTTCAGCTTTGGCCGTTGCGACTTTCGCCAAAGTCTTAGCTTTTTTTGTTTCAACCGTTCCTTCAAGCCATGTACCTGCTAGTTGTGTGATTGGTCCGATAAGTAGGTTTAACATTTCCACCTCTTTCGTGCTTGGCGCAGACGGCTATTCGGATTCTTTGCAGCTTTAGGAAACTTTTTCATCTGTCCTGCAGAACGGGCACAGAATGATTTACGCCGCTTGGCTGCTTTACTTCCGGGTTTTACCTTGCCAGTAACCGCTGTCTTTAGTTTGCTGCCGGGGTTCTTGCGACGATACGCTTTCACGCCCGCCTCTGTCATTCCCGCACCCTTCTTTGTGGCACGAAAGTTCTTCTTGTTACGAGCTGGCATTTTATCAGGCTTTCTTGCCACTGGCCTTTTTCCTTTTTCTACCTGAAGCCGTTACAGACCACTTGACCTTGCCGGGTCCGGTCTTCTTTGCTGCTTCTTTTTTTGTAATGCGCTTTGCAACTTTGGCTGGTCTACAGGCTGGGTAGGGACGCTTCTTCTTTTCAGAACCAGAACGACCACACTTCTTGCCGGTCTTTACATCCCGCCAGTCTTCCTTGAACCACTTTGTCAAACCACCCTTTGGTTTAGCCATTAGGCATACGTCCCGCCACGTTTCTTGTACGTCCTGACAAGCCAAGCATTTGCGTATGCTGACGGGTAGACATCAAATTTCTTCTTTGCCTCTGCCTTCACACGGGAGTAAAGTGCCTTGTTTTTGGGAGTTGCGCCCTTTGACTTTTTCTTGGGCTTGGGTGGTGCTTTCTTTGCCATGTCACTTTTTCCTTACAGTCTGTGCAGCACGACGGAAGTTGGCTTTGCTAGGCGCACCCTTACTTCCAGCAGTACGCATCTTCTCTCCGCTACCGGCTTTGATGCGGCGTTTCTTGGCTGCTATGTTGGCATATAGTCCACGACGTGCCATCTGACTACGCCTTTACCAACTTGTAGCCTTTTTTCTTAGCTGCAGCACGGATAGATGCAAGAGTCATTGCGCCACCAGCTTTGCCGCCCTTTGCCATGCCCTTAGACTTCATAGACATTTTTCCGCCGCGCTTCATGCCCTTAGACTTCATCATGGTTTTACCACCACGAGCCATGCCCTTTGCTTTTTTCTTTGCACTGCCACCACGGGCCATGCCCTTACTCTTCATCATCTTCTTCATAATCACTCTCCGCATAGAGGTTGTTGAATACCCGTGCTGTGTCGCTCACATAGTTCGGGTCTTGTTTAGAATGATGGACCCACTGACTAGGAGCGAAGTCCGGTGGGCCGTCGCCCGTAACAAACCACGCTGGGTTTGTAACTCGTACCCTGTTGTTTGGTAGGGCAACCATATTTCCTGTCCACTCACCAGCATCTAAAAGTTCAAGCACATGACTCTGTTTGTGTTGCGCCGGATCATCTGCTACTTCAGTATCTGTGTAGTCCACAGTGAAGTAATACTTTGCAGGATAAAATTCTCCATCTATCTTTGCCAACCACGGACAGGGCGTACCCCTATTCAACACAAATACTGAATGGTGATGTGATTGACAATCCCACGGCTGGGCCAAGTATGTTGGTATTGGTGTAGGCCATTCATCTAAGGGCGTATCACCCACCAGTGCTGTGAGAGGCATACGTGCCCACATGGCACCACCATGTACGTTGTTTTCTTCGTCTTCGCATCCTGTAAACAAGACTTGAAAAGACATGGTACGCATTGGTAAAGTGGTGACTCCAATAACCATAGCGTGTAAAAATTCACCGTGGTATCTATCGTGATTGGTTGTGTATTCTCTTCGTACCCAAGCCTTAAAATATGGAATGTTACTTGTGATATAATTCATCGCCATCTCCTGTGTAGTTTACCCCGGAAGGGATGAGCATATATATCACAGATTTAAAGAAAGGTCAAGAGGGCAAGTTGCCCTGCCCCCTTGATTAATGTTATACGCCAGTCTGGACTGAAGCAGTCTGAACCAGTGCAGTTGGATCACCAATGTCAGCAATCAAAGCAATAACACGGAAACGAACTACAGCAGAGTCAGCACCCAAGATTTTAACTTGGATAGCGTCTGTTGCAATTACTGTGTTGATACCTGTTGCTGTAGGGTGAAAGTTGTAGATAGCATCAGCGTTACCATCAACACCATCACAGAAGGCATCAATGTCGGTGCTGATACCAACGTCAAAAGTCACACTAGAGCCACCAGCTTCAAGGACATCAAGGCAACCACCAAGAACAATCGAGTTGTCCGGTAGGTCAATCATTTTGATGACATCGTTAGCTGTGAGGTTGTCATCGGCAGCGTCAAAGATTTTTGACTGCACGATATAAGGACGAATCGCATTAGCGGGATGTCCTACAGTTCCACCACCAGTGATGGTATGGTCAAAAGTAGCCATTTATCTAGCCCCCCTTATGCGAAGTCTACAACGCCGCGAACGATTGCTTCTTGGCGAAGTACTTTTTGCCCAAAAACATGCAGTCCACGAATAACGTCGGAGAACGATTCAGTTGAACGAACCACTTCTGTTTTCGCAATGTGCGAAGCAGTAGAGGTGGATGACATGTGACCTGCGAGAACAATGTTCTCAGACCCGTCAACTGCAAGAGTTGCAGATGCGTCAGTCAAAGTCACTTGGTCTGTGCCGCCTGTGCTGTTAAGCGCAGTTGACTTGTAGCAACGGAAGCCAGCGAGTGTGCCAACAGTTGCAAGACCGTTGCGAAGTGGTGAGGTACCGTCGCCAGTAACCTGTACTTCAGCAATTTTATTCCCAGCTTGGAACACCTTCTCGTAGAAGATTGGTGGTGCAACAAACCAGCGATTTTCTTCTGGCACTGACTCATCGTCAAGGAGACGGGCCATTGCAAGCATCATGTTGATGCCAGCGTCGTCTGTCTCAATGTTGATTGGTGCGTTTGCAGTACCAAGAGTACCAGCAGCAGCAGTAGTAGTCAGTGTTGTGCCAGATACAGCAGAAGCTGCAATGCCAGCACCGTCAGACATAGCCTGAAGAACAGTCTTGTCGTACTTACGCTTCAAGGCAAATGCACCAGAAGAGGTGGCAAGTGCTTCAAAGTTTACGTGCGAGTGACGCTCTTCGATGTCGTCAATTTTAAACGCAAAAGCATTCGCTTGGTCTACAACCATAGTAGTCTGGTCGTCAGCGAGGTCTTGTGGATTTACCACAGAACCACGTGAGTATGCAGAAACCGTAATTGTAGGTTCTTTGA